AAGCAGCAGACTTATTAGAGAAAGGTGAGTTTGAACCAGTTGAGAAACTAATCAAAGATGCGGTGCAGATTAGTTTACAAAAAGACATGGGTACTGATTACTTTGCTGATCCTAAAGGTCGTATCAATAAGTATTTTAATTCAGGTGGGCAAGTATCTACTGGTTGGCCACAGATGGATAGGATACTGTATGGTGGCATGAGTCGTGGAGAATTAAATATCTTTGCAGGTGGATCAGGATCAGGTAAATCATTAGTGATGATGAACATTGCACTAAATTGGTTGCTAGCTGGTATGAGTGGGGTCTATATTACACTAGAATTGAGTGAGTTATTAACATCATTGCGTACTGATGCAATGTTGACTATGATGGGCACAAAAGCAATTCGTAAAGATATTGATACAACAGAATTGCGTGTTAAGATAGCGGGTAAGAAGTCTGGTAAGTATCGTGTTAAAAATTTACCTGCCCAAAGTAATGTCAATGCTATTCGTGCTTATTTAAAAGAAGTACAGATTCAGACTGGCATTAAGATTGACTTTGTAATGGTTGATTATCTTGACTTAGTTATGCCAGTAAGTATTAATGTTAGCCCAACTGATCAGTTTATCAAAGACAAGTATGTAGCAGAAGAATTGCGTAATCTAGCAACGGAACTTGGTGTCTTGTTAGTTACTGCAAGTCAGTTGAATCGTAGTGCTGTTGACGAACAAGAATTTGATCACAGTCATATTGCAGGTGGTATCAGCAAGATTAACACAGCAGACAACGTGTTTGGTATTTTTACAAGTCGCAGTATGCGTGAACGCGGTAAGTATCAGATTCAATGTATGAAAAGTCGTAGTTCAACTGGGGTAGGAATGAAGATTGATTTAGAATACGATGTTGAAACTATGCGTATTAGTGATACAGGTGGCGAAGGTGAATCAAATTACACCCCAAAACCAAGTGCAAATGACATTATGAGTACATTGAAACCCCAATCTACTGTAACCGACTATACTATTGATCAAACTACCGGCGAGATAATGATGGAGCCATTGACTAGGACAGTTCATGCTGATGCACAGGGTGCAAAGTTAAAATCGTTATTGAACTCACTAAAGAAATAATTATTCGGTAATCGCATAAATACATGTAAGATAATTATATGCAAAAACAAACCCGATCCCTCTTGCAGGAATTAGAAGAACTAGGCAATAATCGTGACACCAGTCACATTATTGAGAGTAGAGCCCATAATATCATAACCAGTGCTATTAATCTACTTGAGTTAATTAATAAGCATTACCCTGAGGAACAGGCGCAGATATTAGAGCGAAAGCTATTAAGTGCTATAAAGAGCAAGGATCAGCAGAGATTTACCAAATCATTAAGGAAAAAGCCGTGAAATTGAATGAATTAAAAGAAGCTCTTGCCAGAGATGATATGATTGCTGACCGAGCAAAAACCGATTTTATTGAAAAAGTAGTAACTGAACTAGGTAAAATAGCAGACAAATCAGCTATATCCAACCCTGTAACACAGCAAGCTACAAGCACACCTGCACAACCTTCATCTACTCAACAAGCTACCCCACCAAATAATGTAGCCCAACAAGCAGCACAAATTAGACAACAAAAACTAAAAGCAGGAGGACAAGCAGCACAAACTCAGATGGCACAAAATTCTGTTACGCCACCAAATAATATAGCCCAACAAGCAGCACAAATTAGACAACAAAAACTAAAAGCAGGAGGACAAGCAGCACAAACTCAGATGGCACAAAATTCTGTTACGCCACCAAATAATGTAGCCCAACAAGCAGCACAAACTAGACAACAAAAACTAGCAATAGCAGCTAATACAGCACAGGCAGGTATGACCGCTAAACCAAACCCGGCAGCAGCAGAACAAACACCGGCGCAAGTACGTCAACAAAAACTAGCAATAGCAGCTAATTCAGCACAGGCAGGTATGACTCCCGTACGAAAACCGGTAGTTTGGAAGTCAGGAAGAAATCCAACCGCCCCTGCAGTAGCTAGAGAAAATACAACATTTGATATCTTAAATAAGATTTTTGAAAGTATTTTGTATGTTGATGAAGATACTTCACAATCAGGACAACCCCCAAGTAATGGAACTATAAGTGACCTAGTATCATATTATTTTGTTAAACTGATGAATAGTAATATTTTTAGTAATGATGAATCAAAAAATAAAATTAGTCAATTTGCCAAAGAAGTAGAACAATCATATCCAACCGATAAGGGCAGAGCAGCATTACAACAAATGGGTGAATGGGCTTGGGAGACATTTGAAAATAGTAAACAACGTAAAACTAATCCAGCAGTAGGCCAACAAACTAATCCAGCAGTAGGCCAACAAACTAATCCAGCAGTAGGCCAACAAACTAATCCAGCAGTAGGCCAACAAACTAATCCAGCAGCAGACCAGCAGTCTACTGTAGGAGTAAGACAAATTAATAAAATTATACCTACCTTACGTAAACGTGATTTATTAAGTGTTAAGAAAACCGTTGATAATACATTAGCCGGAAAAAGTTCTATTAAACCATCTGTTGCAGCATCTACTACCAACACTGGATCAAGTGCGTTTGGCCAAATGGTAGGACAACTTTCAGGGGGAAATAAAAGCACATCATCTACAGGTGGAACAACTACTAAAACCCCAACTGGATTAGTACACACTGCTAAACCTCAAAATCAATCAGCCGCTCAAGCAGCACCTGCTACAGACAATATAATAACTATGCCAAAAGGTAAAGCAGGACAAGTAAGAGCATCCAGGGAAGGTGGAGTAACCCCCGAAGAACAAGCAAAGTTTGATCAAAGAGTTCAAGCAGCTATGGCCAGTCAAAAATAACAACCCAAACCGTGTTTTTTTGTTACCAATGATAAATACTATCATGCAACAGTAGGTTGCAACTTATTAAAAGGCATTTTAAAATGGCACAATTTACAAAAACAAACGGTGACTTTCTACCGGTAATCAACTTTGATTCACCAGCATACACAAACAGTGGTGCAAACGCAGTTACTTCTGCGGCAACAGTTCAACCTCAAGGTCCTAAGCTAGACTACTTCACAGTTACAGCAGCTAGTTCTGGTGCATTGTCAGGTACTCAAGTTAGCTTGATTATCCAAGCTACACAACAATTAGCTACAGTTTACATCTATGAGTTCACAACTGCAGGTCCTGATACATTGGCAATGGCTGTGTATCCAACAGCAGCATGGACTACAGCAACATTGCAAACAGCAGTTCGTGCAGGCTTAACAGCCGGCGGTGCTGCAAATGCAGTAGTTGTTTCAGCTTCAGCTACATTCACAGGTTAATCAACATCTGTCTAAAAGAACCCTAGATTTTCTAGGGTTTTTTTACCTCTGTTAAATACTAGTATGAGTTACACAATCACCTGTTATACCTTATTTGATATTACACAGACTAATGTACTCAACCGTCACCGTCCTGATATGGACAACGAATTTCGTTATAAACGTAATACACAAAGCAATTTTGACACAGTACAGCAAGCAATTTCATTACGTAGTCAACCAGAGATTGTGCGTATCCCAGAAAAAACGTTGATACAATTTGACAAATTTACTGAATTTGGATTCTTATTTGAACAAGAAGAAAATGAAACATATCCATGCTGGTCCTTTGATTTTAATGTACAGCACCCGAGTGTTTTCTTTAATGGTGTCAATGAATTAGGTGCATTGTATAATGATTGTGACCGTGTTCCTATGATAAAATGCCATACTGAATGGCAACAACTTCCCTCATTCTTAGACACGAGTGATGAGTTAAGAAACATATATTTTAAAGTATTAACAAATGATTAGTGATAAACTATTACGCAAATTAGAAAAAACAGTATCCAAAACGGATATGGCTAGGTTGAGCGAAATATCTATTATGCAGGGACAAGATGGTTCTTATTTTCTGTTTAACAAATATACAATTAGAAAAAATAACGATTGTTATATAGTGATAAAAGATTATGTTGCCGAAATCAAATCCTTCAATATATTAAAAAATGCCGTAGCTTGGTGTACATTTGATCAACAAAACTTGATATATGAATCTAATCGTATATTCACACTAGATAACAACTTGGCTAGTGTGGATAGTGAGATTCAAATACATCAAAATCTAGCAAAAAAGGCTAAAAAATTAGAAGAAAAATTAATTTATCTAGCCAAAATGGGAGAAGAAAAGATGGAAAGAAAGCAAATCACTGAAGAATTAGCCGGATATGTGACAAGTTCTAAGATTTGGCAAAATAAACGGTTGAACAAATCCATACAATAAAGAAAGAAAAGATAAATATATTATATATTTCTCTGGAATACAAATATGAAACTAACTGAACTAAACA